CTTCTGGTGTCTCTAAGGATTCTGTTACAGTAAGTCCAACACGATAAGATGGTCTGTCTGTGTACTTGTCAAGAATAAGTCTTTGTTGTGCAACCTTTACAAAGTGTCCACGAATAAAGTAAACGCCCTCTTCAATATTTGCAGAAGAACCTATTGCAGTTGCATCAGTTGTTTGAAGAGTTGCAGAATCAACACCAGAACCGAAAGAACCTACTGTTCCATCTGCATGAATGTTTTCACCATTTGAAAATGAAGTAGTTACGTTATCAGTACCACTTGATACATATTTTACATATAAAGTAATTGGGTCAGTAGTAGTCGCTGGAACTGCTTGGACAACTTCTGCAACCACACCAGTTGTTCTACCAGTAATTCTTTTACCAACATAACTCTGAATCTGTTCAGATATATCTGAACCAGAAATAGTTGCTTGCAATTTTACTGCATAGTATTCCTTGGTGAAACCAGTTGCGCCTGGAATAACCACTGTTCCTTCTTTGAACATATGGCGACCAAATCTTTCGACTTGGTTCTGCATAATACTTTGGAGTTGTGTCAGCTCACGTGCTTGTACTGAAAAGCCAGGGCGAAATAATACCCTATGAAAATTCTTATCTTCAGTAAAGTCATCGTAGTATGGACTGACATTAAGGTTTGTCTTTTCCATGTTTTAGAATTCCACTACAATTTTAATATCTTCTGTTTGGTCAGATGCTCTTGATATAGGGCGTCTGTTTTCCACATATAGAATGTGTCCACTATCTGCCGAAAGTTCTGGGTTTGCATAACCGTTTGTAAATGTTAATGTTGAACCACCAGATAATGTTATTGTTTGTGATGAGGTTGTCGAAACCGCCGCAGCACCACCAGATGTAGCACCTGTGACTGTGTGAGCACCACTAAATGCAACCGTATTACCAGATGACGCAATACCATAGTTTGAGTATTGTTCTTGTAAGTAGTAAAGAATATTATTTGTAGAATCAAATTCTACTACTCTTCCTACTGCACCTGTAGTCGATTGAGTAATTTTTTCATCAATTTCATATGTTGCAGATGGGTTTGCTGCAAGTTTAAGTGCGAATGTTTGTCTGCGAGTCGATGCACTAGATACTGTTGTTGTACCAAAGTTGAAAGGGTCTTTAACAATACCAACTTCTCTGAAGTCGTTTGCAACTGTTAAGTCATCACCTTCTGCTTGTTCTAGTTTAACATTCATCATTACATAATGTCCACCCAATTCAGAAACAGCATTGTCACCGTGTCCACCTTTTGGAGATATCATTACTTCTACTGCACCACCAGAACCACTACCAATATTTGCAGAAGTAGTTAATGCTGTATTAGAAAATACTGTAGATAAATCAACTGTACCAAATGTGTATCCAGCACCAGCTGCATAAACATTTGAACCTGTAGAACCTTGTTTTACAATTGCACCACCGTTGACTTTAATCTCAACAATGCCACCATTCGCTCCACCAGCGTTTGTACCGTCACCATCAATCGCTGCATAGTAAGTACCGTTTGTATAACCAGAACCAGCAGTTACTCTAACTGTATCGATTGAACCATTGACTGCCGCAGCACCCACTGAAGAATCTGTTGTTACTGGAAGGAAGTCTGAAGTTAAAAACTTCTGTACTTCTGAAGTTGTAAGTTTGAACATATATTGAAGTGTATATCCACCCAATTCGAATGGGCCTGTAACTTCAGATGTAGGTTCTGCACCACTATATGCTACACCATTGTTATTGTCAAGTACTTTATATACTCTGTAGTCAGAAGTCATAAAGTAGAATGTAGAATCAAATAAGTTTGATGCACCACTAGTTGTAGTGTTAGATGCACTTACGTCATGTTCGTACATATCATAAGTTGTATTGTTTGCCCAGTTCCTACGAGGAATAACAAAAGAAACATCTGAAGCAGAAATCAATTTAGCAGCAAGCATTGAATCCCACTTATAAAATTCTGTTGTTATATCATCTTTAGGTGTTGGGGGTGCATTGTCGTTTCCACCAGATGTACTGTTTGTAAACGGTGAACTCTTACCTATGAAAAGGTAGTATGTAGATTTAGCTGCTTCAGAGAACGATTCTTGAAACTGTTCTGCATTGTGCAATCTAAACTTTTCTGTAATAATCGCTGCCATGTTATTTTTCCATTATCCTTTTATACTTTTATTTAGTCAGAAGCTTCTACTGTTGCTGCCTTTAATTCATCAGTCGTAGTCATACTATCAACTTGATTTGTAATATCTCTGAGCCTTTGCTTCTCTGTTACAATAGCTGAAGTATCTGCACTAGTTTCTTGTGCTTTTATAAAGAGAATGTCTTGTGCTTCTAAGAGAGGTTTTCTATCATCTCTGAGTCTGTCTTTAGTGATTGCTTTAGCTTTAGTTATATTTACAGTAACTGGCATTATAGATTCTCCGTCATATTGTACTTTGCTAAGTCCTCTGCACTCAAGTCTGCTGAAGTCTTTTCATCCGAACCAGCAGTATATTCCCAAGCATCTCTGAAACTTCTGTCTGTTAACTCAGCATCAGTAATCTCATATTTAGTTCCTGTTGGTAAGTCTTTGTTCGCTATGTGTATTAGCTTTTCTTCTTCTGTACCTTCTAGTTGTGCTAGAAAGTTAGGTGCTGCTATAATTTGAGCAACTATTGCTTCACCATCTTCATTTGTTGTAGGGTATATTATTTTCATATCAATCTCCAAATACTAATGACCAAATTACTGCAACATCTTGATATGCTCCATCTGCTTGGTTTCGTCTTTTAATATCATACTTAGATGTAGACTGGCCATCAGACCAACCGTTGCCCCAAGAATGGTCGTGAGTGTTTATACAATAATTATTATTAGCCATATTGTTTTGAAAATTTACTCGATATTGACCTGTACCAATATCTGAAATGCTACTAACATTATGACTTTCATTGATAACTATACTGTTTTGCCCATTAAATGTTATCCAAGATTTTGCAGTAAACTGTGACAAGCCTCTGCCATCATCTGTAAGTGTAAGTCTATTAGCACTATCGCCTTGTGTTCTAAAGTGTGTTTGAGATGAACCAATGTAAAACCAATTTTCAGTAGCAGTGTTAGAGGTTGTAAAAACTTTTGATGTTCCACTTGATGAACCTGTTTTACTAACTGTGCCTGTAAATGTTGGGTTAGCAAGAGGTGCTTTGGTTGTGTCTGCTGGTAAATTTGTTAAAGCCGCACCCGACACTGCTGGAAGTGCAGCAGGAAAACGTGCATCTGCAACTGTTCCTGTTAATTTGGTTGCAGCAACCGCTGCAATCTTCCCATCTGTTATTTGGGAATCAGCAATCTTTGCAGTTGTAATAGCGTCATCAGCAATATCTGCTGTAGAGACACCACCATCTAAAAGTGCAGTTGCATTAATTTTATCAATTGCCATAGTTCTTTATCCTTAATGTAAGTCTGTCCAAGCAGTACCATTGTACACTTGTGCTTTATTTGTTGCAGTCAAGTAAATCATCATACCAGCAGCAGGAGAAGATATTGCACTATCTCTTGCAGTTGTTGTTGCATGTACTGCTAATTGAACATGATTGGATGCAGTGAATGATGCACCAGCGATTGCACCTGTACCAGTAATAGTAGGTGATGTCAAAGTTTTATTTGTAAGTGTATCAACAGATATCAAACTTACCAATGTAGAACTTGCACCAGCAGGAAGTAACATTGTATTTGTTACACTTGCACTATGTGGCTGGGGTTTGATTGTTTGCCCATGTGAGTTTGCATGACAGTTAAGTTTAATCTGTCCCTCAACTGCTGAACCGTCACCCTTTACTTCTACAATCTGTGTTGCAGAGTCTAATGAAAGATTGCCAGATGCAGTTGTTACATCTCCACCAACAATAGGTGAAGTTAAAGTTTTGTTTGTAAATGTTGTAGTACTTGCAGCAGTAATTAGAGTTGCTGAATCACTCAAGTCTGTACTTGCAATTGTGATTGCAGCAGAACCATCGAATGCTTGTCCAGCAATATTAACTGATGTCGCAAGAGCAGTTGCCGTTGCAGCGTTACCTGTAGTAGAACCAGAAGTTCCAGAACAGTTGCCTGTCACATTACCAGTGAATACACCAGCAATTGCTCC